ACGGATCCACGGCTGCGATTCAACAGGGTCATTTTATCGAGGAGGCTTCCACGGATCAGGCTTGCCCTGAAGGATTGCAACCGCTCGCAGGTAGTAATCGCAATCGGTTTTACCTGCTGCCTCCAGCGCCTTTTTGATTTTGCGCCAGTTCTCTAAAGTTTCAGCATCCATCACGAAGCTGCTGTTGCAGATATTCTCGCAACGCTTTGTCGTTTGGTGTTTTGTTCGCCTTTAAATCCAGCTCAAAAATCCGATCCCGCAGTTGCTGCTTACGGGCTTGGCAAAACTGCTGTTTAACTTCGGCAGACTTGGCGTAGCGCGAGTCGATGGTGACCGTCGTCGCCACAACAGTGGTTAGCAGTGCTAGCAGACCACCAAGCAGCGACAAACGGTTATCCATCTATCTGCCCTGACCGCGTAAGGGCTTCTTACCGCGTCGGCGAGGACGCGAATGCTGTCCGAAACCCTGGGATGTGGTTTTGGGGCGACCGGCTTTGTGCTCAACCCGCCCCAGTGCAGTCTTGGACTTGACCGCCATTACCAGGGCACTCCGGCAGCTTTAGTGGGTGCGCGTTGCTCGTCGATTTGAGCTTGCAGAGCAGCTTGGATTTCGGTGACTTTTTCGTCGCCTCCAAGGGCTTCCTTAACCCAGCCAATCACCAAATCTTCCGTCAGATCAGCAAACGGGATCAGGTTGTCAGGGCGCTGAAAACCAACGCTGCCATAAGCACTACTGGAGTAGGTGCCGTCGTTGGCGTTGACGGTGTAGTGAGCGGTAAATACGAAGCCGTCGTCGGTTTCGCGTTCAAGGGTGTTGATACCCCACGTAAAGGTGGTTGCCATGATGAAGAACCAGACTGGTACAGAGTAATTGGGTTGCAGCCAGTTGAGAAGGGTCGGCTGCCCACCCTTTTAGTGAAGGTGGTTACGAGGCTGTGGAAACTTGCATTTCTTGTCCCAGATCGCTGAGTTCTTCTAGGCAGCGTTGCCGGTAGCCCCACTCAGCAGCTTTGATAATTATTTCAAGATGATCACCACGGGCTGCCTTGCACCATTTCTGGATCAGCTCAGGGGGTGGGATCTTCTTGTAATCTTTCTGGGTCATGGTTTCCAGGGAACTGTGGCCGGGGCAGGGTGTTGACGCACCGCTGCCCTACCACATTACAACCATGTCAAGTAGACTAATGGTTCACCCAGTGGCGCTACGGTGTCGGCTGTTGCCCCAGGCTTAATTGTCTGGGGCTATTTAATGCCGAGCTAGACCTCGATGTGAGTAGGACTTATGGCTCTAGCGCAGTAACACGAGCCTTGAGCGATTCGATCTCAGCCAATGCTTCCTGCAGAGCAGCCGTCAGCAGCGGCACCAACTTGGATTGGTCGATGCCTTGGTAAACCGGATTGCCATCAGCATCAACTTCGTCGTGTGCACCAGTGACAGCTTCTGGGACAACGGCTTGCGCTTCGTGAGCAAGGAAACCATCAACTGTCGTATCAGGATCAGCAATGAAGTTAAAGCGATGAACCTGAAGCTGGTTGACGCGATCAGCAGCACCAGTCAGTGCAACAACGTTTTCCTTTAGGCGGTAATCAGAAGATGTGTTGTAAGCAGTTGCAGATGTGGTGACTGAAATGCTGCCAACCAGAGTTGTGTCTCTATAAAAGTCGGCAATGTCTCCATCGCTGCTGGTTCGTTGCAGCGTTAAAGGTGGGCCACCATCGCGGCTTGCTTTAATTCGCTTGGCGTCTGCATTTATCTCGACGCCGTTTTGTGTGCTAGTTGTTGGTTGAATTGGATCAGTTGTACCAATAAGAACTTCTGCATCGCTTGTGATGCGGGCGCGTTCGGTACCACTAGTTCCAAATCGCAAAAGATCAGAACCTCCGTTTGAGCCTGCCTGAGTTCCTATAAAAGCTCCGCTTGCAAAATGTCCAATATCAAGGGTGCCATACACCGCTTGATTACCTGTATCTAACCCAATCTGATTGGTAGCACTTGAGATGTTTAAGGGATCAGTAGGACTCGTAGTGCCAATCCCTACGTTGCCTGCCGATGTGATGCGCATTGCTGCGGCAACGCCATTTATAGCAAAGTCTAAGTTTGTTCCAACAGTTGAAATATAGTTAGAAGCAATGCTATCTTTAAGCTCAATCCTTGAAATTGAGTCGCCAGATTCGACCTTTAATACGACATCAGCAGTAGGATTAAAAACGTGTAACGAACTAGTAGGACTACTAGTCCCCAGACCTAAGCGGCCACTTGTATCTATGCGGGCTGCTTCTGTACCTGCCTGGAAAAAGACATGAGCACCTTTTACGCCAGCTCCATTAACTGCGTTGTAGTACGTTTGTCCTGCAGAGTTGTAAAAATCAGAATATTGAGCAGTTCCGTCGTCATCTTGGATGCGAAAAAGTGGTGTACCAGTTGTCCGAATATGTAGGCTTGTGGTTGGATTCACTGTTCCCACACCGATATTCCCATTCGCAGCAACAGCTAACCGCCCAACCCCATTAGTCGAGATGGCTAGTTGGTTTGCGCCAGGGCTGTAAATACCAGTATCAAGGTCAGACGCGAAAGCAAGACCCGGCGCACCAGCCGTGCCGCTCTCCATCAGCATCGTGCCGTCAAGCTCGCGGATTACAACCCAAGCACTGTCAGCACCATTCCTCAGCTTCAGCTGACCAGACGTAGTGTCCGCCCACCACATGTAGGCATAGGTCGTGGTCGGTTCAGTTGCGCTGCTGTTATTGCTGACGATTGCCGCTAGCGCATTGTTCAGGTCACTACGAACTGCGCCGCCAGAGCCGTTGGCAATTACATAATCATGGGTTGCCATGTGTCAGTCCGCTTTGGAACAGCATTTAACCCACTTTAGACCCCTCGGCCATAACCAGCAGCAGTCCATGTGAAATTACGATCCACGTTGCTATCTCCGCTGTCCAAAACGTCCACATCGAAGCCCGTGCCTGAGATGTTGCTGATGTTGACCCTTTCGTCAGATGCAAGGTTCTGCACCGTGATCCCGATGCTCGGAAGGAACTGGTTCAGATTGCCAAGGCTGGCTGCTCCAGTGAAAAATGCGTTGTTGAAGTCCACGCGCTTGGTGCTTGTGCCGCTAGCCACATAGCCGTTGCTCTGCTCCTGCCGTCCCTTGAAGCTGGTGTTGTAGCCAATTTCATTGATCAGGATGTTCTGCCCTGGGTCAAAGCTTTCGAGTAGCGCTTTGAATTGGAAGGCGCGACCCTTGTATGTGCCACTCTTAAATTCCTGCCATTCGCCGTAGGTTGGCGTCCCAGCAGGATCATCATTCGTAGCCCGCAAATACAGTTTTGCGTTGACCTGATCAATCGTGGATCCATCCCAATCCGTCCAAGAATCGACGTTGCCAATACGCGAGTCAATCAGGTCATTCGGGTAAAAACCTTCAGTGACGAAATAACGATTGAAATCAGTAGCAAAGACAGCGCCAAGGTCAAGAACGCTGGCAAACTCATACTCGCCGCTAGTTAATACATCGCCGTTGAAGTCAAAATCTGGGATCGCATCAAAATCAGCAAAGCTGTCAATGTCTGGTCCATCAACATCAAGCAGCAACGCATCAAGGTCATAGCTGTAGAAAACATCAGTTTTAGTGCCCTGGAACGGTGGTGTATCTGCATCCTCACGGCGTTGCTGGACAGAAATTTTGGCGATCGTTTCCGGCAGGTCAACCAGAACGCTGGTGGCGTTGGCGCTAAGGCGTCCGCCGTCATCCTCAAATTTGACAAATATCTCACCTTCAATAAGCGGGACAACGACTTCATCTGTTGCACCAGAAACTGCGCTAATCAGATCGACTGCATTGCTCCATGTAGCTGTTCCGTTGGTTAGCGAGCTATGCCGAATATGAACACGACCGCCAACCCTTACGTCCAGCTCTGTTGCCTGATCCCATTTCAAACGAGCACTATTTTCGTTGATTGGCTCCAGCGTTAAACCGCTAACGTCAAACGGAATGGCAGTTTTACCAGCCAGCTCAATCTCAACTGCTGTGGTATCGCTGGACTTGTTGAGATAATTAAAGGCTTGAATTTGCAGCTTTAACGTGCCAGCACGCAAACTTCTTAGCGTTATTGATTTGTTGCTAGTTACGACCGTCTGAATGTTATCGTTGTCGATCCGATACTGTACGCGATACTCAATGGTACGCAGTCCGTTGTGTTGCCAGGTAAGATCAAACGCCGTTAGAACACTTTGGCCGTCAACGTAGAGATATTCATTGCCTGTAATATTATCGACTGCATCAGGCTTGTCGGAGAGATTGGAAATAACTCTTGGCTGCAGCTTCAGGTCAGATTCGATCGAGTCATAAAGTGAAGCGTTGTAAGCCAGTGCGGTGACGCCGTATATGCCGTCGCCAGATTCGGCAACGTTAAGCACCCGGAATTGTTGGGACTGAATATCGGTGGTCTGAATCAGCCAGACAGCGTTGGCGTTGGGTGCTTCGCTAAATGCACTGCTGACCGTAATCGCGGTGCCGCTGATGCTGCTGATGGTTTTGGTTTCCACCAGCCCCGTCGGCATCATCACCGAAAGCGTTGGGCTGTTCGACAGGTTGACTGACAGGTTGGTGTCGCTATCAACGGTGATGACGGTGGTTGTTGCGCTGCTGATGCGACCACTGCGGCGCGTAGCACCACGGAGCGGATCGGCAATGTCGATCACCATTCCGGGGCGCAGAATGATGCCGCTATCAATCGAAACCGAGAATGTGACGGTTTCCGTTAGGTTTTGCTCCGACAGCAGAGCCCATTTACCTGCGCGGTGCGCCTGACCTTGGCTGTAGCAACCCAGCGCCTTGATGTCTTTATTAATAACGCCGTATTTTTTAACGGCGTACTGGTCTTCGACGTATTCGTAGGCAACTTCGCCTTGGGTGTCGTATCTCTGGTAAGCAACCGTTGCAGTCGTGTGCCGCGTCTTTTGTGATGTGCCCGAATAATTGAAGATGCCGTCTACAACGTTGCTCGGACCAAGCAGATATTGAGAATCGCTTGGCTTATCCTGCTGCAGAACCAGTGATCCTGCGCCGTAATACGCAATACCACGGAACAAGCTAGTCATCTCTTGGATGACGTTATACACTTCGTCTCGGCTATTCAGCAGCAGGTTGCAGCTAAAGCGTGGCTCCTGACCGTTCTTGCCGTCGTTGACTAGAGCGTTGCAATACTGGCTGATCGAATAGAAGTCGTACTTATCCAGTGACGACTCAGGGATCGACGCCCCATAGCGGGTATTGATCAGCAAATCGTATAAACACCAGGCTGGATCGTTGGTCCAAGTTGCCGCCTGAAACGTCCCATCCCAGACGCCCGAATAGGTGATCCTGCCGGGATAGGTGGTGGTATCGACTGTCGCGTTGCTCGGGATCTTGACCTTAATGCCGCGAACGAGATATTTACGCCTGGGAATACCACTGAATTGACGAGAATCAAAACGCAAAAACGCCAACGCGCTGTTGGGGTAGCGCAAGCGCTCGTCGATGATTTCGGTGTAGCTGTACCAGTAAGTATCGTTTTGCAGCCTGGCAGTGTCTGGATCATCGCTTAGACGCACCAAGCGGACATCAACCGGAAAATCTCCGGTTAGCTCCACCATGTAGTCACGCTTGTAAACGTTGCTGCTTTTGCCGCTGATCGTGTCTGTAAAAGCATCGACAAAACCGCCACCGTCGTACTGAATCTGTACTTTGATTTGAACTGAGCTGCCTTCAATGTCGCCGTCACTTTGAAACTCCTGCAATGCAGGAAGCTGAACAGTAATCCTTAAGCGGTCAACATCATTATCAGTAATTTGACGAGTTACGGAAGTAGACTTAGTAAATTCAGCGTTGACCAGCTTTTCTCGCTGCGTGCCATTCAGACCTGGAATATATGTTTGCCCCTGAGTGCCATTGCGCGTAACAACGGTGTAACCAGTAAAATTATCATTTCCATTGCTGTCCTGGATTGGGGTGTTGTCCAGGTAAATACCTTTTAAGCCGCCTTCAATTCCTTGAATTTCGCCTTCGCTGATTAGATCTAAAACAGTGCCAAACTGAACCGATTGCAGACTGTCAGATGCTTCTGATGGCGTGCTACCACCAGCATTGCCACCGCCGCCTTTGCCGCCGCCACCGCCGCCGCCAGCACCACGAAGTTCAGTCATTTCAGTTGATCAACGTCAAGGGCGCTAGACAGCACACCAGAACCAGTGAAAACACGCCCGTAGGCAATGGGCACTGGCAAGCCCTGCTGACTGGTGTTGACAATCCCGCTAAAGCTAAAGGATTCGAGCCGTGCTGCTTCTTTCCCGCGTTCCAGTGAACTGATTGCAGGTGCCGGGGAGATGGCTTGAGCGATGCCACCAAGAACAAGAGACGCACCGATAACGCCTACCGCTGTAGAAACGGAAATTGCTCCTATCGAAGAACCAAACGTGCCAATAGCTGCCGCGCCAAACGGATTAACAATTGCCAAGGCAATCAGACCCAAGCCAATGCCGATCTGCGCCGCACCACGTCCCGCACCTGCAACCATCGGTGTGATGCTGAAAACTTCCTTTTCACTCCAAGGCAGTGCTAACGCGCTAGCCGTTTGATCGCTCAGTTTTTCCTTGCCCATCGTCACCCGGTAGCTGACGCCATCGCGCTCGCTATCCAGCAGCCATTTCGTCAGCCAAGGAAAATTGACGCACAATGCCTTAAGTGCTTGCGCTGGTGTATCGGCTTCAAACTCGAAACGGCACTGCCCCAGCTTTTTGCGGAGTGCGCCGTAGACCTTAACGACTTTCATGCCGCAGTGCCTTGGCGGTGCTCTTCCAATAGTAACCGCCGTAGATGTCCCTGCTACTGAGCCGCCCCTGAAGGTGATGAAGAATCTGCTGATCTCCTAAGTAAATCGCCGCATGATTTGGCAGCGGTGACTCCAGTTGCATCAGGATCATGTCGCCGTATTGCAGCTCTTCTAGTGGGATTGCCCTGAATCCTTCGCTAGCAAAATTGTCTAGATATAGATTCTCGCCACGCAACCAGAATTTGTCGCGGCGCGGATAGTCGCGCAGCTTCAGACCAAACTCGCGTCCGTACCAGTCACGGCACAGGCTGTAGCAATCCACTACGCCAAAGCTGAACTTGCGCCCGACATAGGGCAGCTCAAATCCTGCTGGCTCGCAGTATCCCCATTGTTCAGTTAGTGGGTTGACGATGTGCCAAGGCAGCCCAGACTTTTCACACGCCACCCGATCAGCCTGTGACGGGTTGTGGTTAGTCGTGGGATGACTGTGGATGACGGCGACAATTTCGCCCTTGTCTTCTGTCGCGGCATAATCCGCTGGGTCGAGGATGAAGTGCTCGTCTGGCGTATCAGCGATATTGCGGCAAGGAAAATAACGGCGGCGACCTTTGACCACCGCAACCAAACCGCAGGCTTCACGCGGAAACTCCGCCTTGGCGTGCTCCAGGATTTGCTGCTGTAGAGCTGGTGTTAGCTTCACTGAGTCAGTCCAACTCCAGGGAATGACCCATAAGGTAAGCCAACATCAGTGCGGAACGTATATTCATCATCGGGAGCGGTGAAGGTGTAAGTTTGAGCCGAAAAAACACGCTCGCGGTAGAAAGTTGCAGTGAAGCTCTCTTTGTCGTTGTAGGAGATATTCAGCCTGTCCTCAGATGTGCTTGAGGAGTACGAGTTAAAAATGTTGTACGTCTTCGTTCGTACAATAGTGCCACTAAAATAAGAATCTGAGCCGACAGACGTGACTTTAATTTGCTTGGAAAGCGGGGAGTACTTGCTCACCAGGATGTCGCCAACACTGGGCGTAAAACCGCCAAGAGTTAATATTCTGTTGCCTTGATGCACATAACGCCGACCGAAGCGACGGAATACAGGCTCAAGAGTTAAAGTATCGAGTTTTTCATAGATTCCGTCAGGGTATGCAGCCCTGCCCATCGTTAAGGTGGTGCCCGTAATATCAGTAATCGTTGCGCCCTCAGGTGCTAAATACGTTCCAGTGACAATCATTCCGACTTGTAATCCAGTTGTGTTAGCAACGACGATTTTGCTTGTGTCGGGCGACTGAAGCGTTCCAGATATAGATACAGGGCTGCTAGCTGTTGCATTAGCGCTCATCGTTACCGTGTTGTCGCTAACACTTGAGACCGTGGTGCCAGATGGCACTGCAAACCCTTTAACAGGATCGCCGGATTCAATATTGAAACCGCTAGACAAAACCAGTTGATTGCTGCCGACAGTTACGCTGCCGGTGTAACTTACCTGGCCGAAACGCAACTCACAGCTACTAAGACGCTTGCCGCATACGTCATTTGCCAGCGTGGTCTCAGCGCCATCGTTAGTGTTGAAATAGCGCGTGCCGGTGTAACCGCATTCATCGCCGCGATACTTCCACTGGCAAACGTTGGCGATTAACTGCCGCTTGGGCAGCATCACACCAGCCAAATCAAACTTGCTAGCTAGCTCAAAACTTACGGCGTCGCGGTTTTCGCTTGCCTTACGGTCAACGTACCAAACTTCATCGGGAAACTTGGCGTGGGGATCAGCAGCAGCTTCACCGTCTAGGTATTTCTTAAGTGTGCGGATGCGCTTGACCGTTGCACCACCAAGGTCATTCCCTGCCGTTTTCGCATTGACCAGAATTAGCAGGGTGGTTATCGTCGAATCCAGGTTGCTAACGGTCAGCGTTGGACGTGGCAGTGATCCAGTGTTGCTGTAGTCAAAACCGTCAGCCTGAATTGGCAGCCTTGTGTAGGTGTTGCCGTTCCAGACGATGTTGCCGCTTACGTCGGCATTTGCGCCGTTGTGCCATCTGTAGGTGTCAGTGCTGCCGTGTAGATCAAAATCAAGCGTCATTTCAAACAGCTCGATGATTGCGCTTGGGGCAATCTCCGCCAGCTCTTCATAGGAACTAGCGACTGCTGTCCAGACCACCGTGCCATCGGTGATCGTGCTGCCAATATCAGTACCCCAAGCTGGTTCGCTGCCGCCTGACGTGCCAGCAGTCGTACAGCGGAAGACCAGACCGCTGGCTTGAAGCGTACTGGCGCGGACAATGTTGCCAACGCTGTAAGCAGTAGAGCTAGCCCAAGCTGAATACGCCATCAGGGTTCAAATACTTGGCGGAAGGTGGCTTGGATCGTGGCGCGGTTTAAGTATGGGATCGACTTGCTCCAGCTCTCGCAAACAAACTTGGAGCTTGATCCTTCGCCAGGTGGTGTGAAGTCGAAGCTGTCGTTATCAGCGGCGCGAGCATCAAGGAACGTTTCGATGGTGTCGGCGTCTGTTTCCGATACCTCAAAGGTCAGGTTGTAGACCTTGGGGTTTTGATTGAGCCCGTAGGTCAGGCGCTGCTCGTAGCCGTCCCCGTAACGGCCTGTGCGGACGACAGGAGCACTGCTCTTCTGAACGCCGTAGGTCGGGTTAATCGAAGGGAAGA